TCATCGAGCATCTCCTTGGAGATCTCAAACTTGTCCTTCCAAGTCTCATGGACGAGGACGGACTTGTAGCCTTCCTGGAAACCATCGTAGGGATAGTCACCCGCTTCGCCCACAGGCTTCGGCCCCTGCATAGAGGTCATGCCGGTGATGGACTCGCCGTAGTGAGCGGATTTCTCCATGTTGAACAGCAGGGGCAGAAGGCTCTGCTGTTGGAAAGCTTCGGCCTTGGTTTCAATGACCATGCGCAGCGGGTCAAGGATCTTGCCGTATACGGAGTCCTGAAGACCGCTGGATTCGGTAAAGACGATGTTACTCATTGTCGGTTGCCCCCTTCCTTATGCGAATCTGACGTAGAGGGTATCGCCCGCTGCGCCAGTGCCGTCACGGCCTACGATCTCGGCAACACCACTGGTAGTGGTAGCCGTGACCTGAAGACCGTCAGAGTGGATGGTGACCTTCTGTCCGTCATTCACAGCACTGGCATCTGCCTGTGCGGGGACGGTGAAGACCATGTCAGGATGGATACGAAGGACGGGGATGAGGTCACCCGCCGTCAGGTTGCCGGACTTCTCCACGAGGGAGATGTATTCCGGCTTGGTAGTGCCGGAGCAAAGGGCAAGCTTGCCACTGGTATACTTCAGTGCCATGCCCACCTTGGGAGTGAAAGCAGAACCAGGCAGATACTCGATGCTCTGCGGACGGTTACTGCCATCAAACTTATAGGGAAGGAATGCCATCTGTTAATCATCCTTTCTATTGATGGACTCGATTGTAGTGTCTTGAGATTTGTTCCTCGGTTGCCTTGGGATTGAGAGCTTTGTACCAGTCCATCTGTTCCGCAGGGACATGAAGCGCACCATCGCCACGGCTCTTCGTGGATGTCATGTGGGACTTCCCCGCCTGATTGATCGCCTGTTGTCTGCCACGGCTTGTGGACAGCTCGTCGAAGTAGGCAAGCTTATAGGCTTGCAGGATGCCCATCTTGGTGTTCTGAACGGATGCAAGGATCTCATCGTACTTGGGATCGTTGACGAGGTCTTGCAGACTCTGAATGGCGGGATTCAGCTTGGATACTTCCTTCACCTCATCGTCAAGCCATTTCTTGTACTGTGCCTGTCTCTGCGACTCAAGCACCTTGTCCGCTTCTTCCTTGACCTTCCGTGCTTCCTGCACTTCAGGAAGATCCTCGATGAACTTGTCATACTCGTCTTCCGTCATGTCCATCTGCGACCTGCGCTGGTCACTTGCTCTCTCTTTATGCATCTGCCGGTACGCTTCGTACTCGGCAATGGTTGTAATCGGTTCATCGGTGTATGGATTCGTCAAGCCTTGCTCTTTCAGAAGCTCCTCTTTCGCCAGTTTCTTGGCTTCCTCGATTCGCTCTTCCGCTTTTTGGTTCGCTTCGGCAATCGCAGCGTCCCGCTCCGCTTCCGCTTTCCGTCTTGCGGCGGCAAACCTGGCGTTCTCTTCCTTGCTCTGCGTTTTGGGTTCGTCCCCCACACCTTCCGCATCGACCTCGGTGACAGGCTCTGCTTCGGAAGTCTCTTCAGCTTCAGGCTTCTTCACGCCCAACGCTTCGTAGTAATCCATTTCCATCGTGTTCCCCCTTGGATTTTTACGCTTTTCCCTGCGAAGTATTTACCGATTAAGGCTCGGTATCAGCCTTTGGAGCGAAGATCTCCGCCCTTGTGGGTTTCAGCCTTACCGCCAGTACCCTTCTTGGCATAGGGGCCACGGACTTCCTGCGTACCCTGATTCTTGATCTTGCCAGCGTACGGAGCATCAGCCATTACCCTCACCCCTTTCTGATAGATTTGGCATTTTTGCGCTTTGCCGTGCGAGTATCAATAACCCCTCGCTTCATTGACACGGAGCATATTGTCCATGCCATTCTGCATATTGATGGGGATTACTGGCTTTGGCTCTTCCTGTTGGACTCCGACATCTCGCATGGCGTTCTGCCGTGCAAGCTCCTCAATCTGCTGTTGCTGTTGCATCATCATCTGCTGTTGCATCTGCTGTTCCTGCAACATCCGCTGAAACTCTGTCTTCGTATCCTCTGCGCCAGGGTAGTGCAGTTGAGCCATCTTGCTCCAAAACAGGATGAGCGTGTTCAGATCCTGCGGATTGCCGAACGCTCCCTGTTGGAAGTTCAGGCGAGTCTCCTGCCACATGGCTTCCCTGTTGTTGGCGAGAGGAGCAGTGACATCTGTCGAGAATATGAAGTCATCCAGCCAGTAGAAGTTGCCGTCCGCATCCTGTCGCAGGAAGTCATAGCGGTTGAATTCGCCGTAGGTGACATCGCCGGATGCGTCATGCGATACCACAGGCCGTGGCTCGTCAGCATACGCAAGCTTCCACATGAACATCAGCTTGAACAACTCGGAATATGCCCAGTCACGCATCACACGCTTGGACTCAAGCCGTCCTGCCGACTGCGCTGCGGCGAACTCCTTCGCCTTGCCACTGGTAGCCGTAGGATCTGCCCTGCCCTGGAAACTGTCGGTCACGCCGATGATTTGCCGTGCTTCCTGATACGCCTGTTCTCGGAAGTCCATGTCCTGTTGGATATTGACTTCGAGATTGTAGACGCCAATCATGTCCTTGTCCTTCGGCTGTGTGATGCGGATGGTCTTGCAGTCCTCTCCGTTCTCCTTTATCCGTGCATCCGGCGGTAGGGTGATAACACTGCCGGACTTGAGGATCTTGTCGCATATCTTCGCTGACAGTCTGTTGATGGTGTTCTGCTGATAGGCGATGAGGTCTACATCCGAACCGCCAAGGAACTGTCCGTCCTTACTGGTGTTGCGAATGAGTACCACAGGGAATACCCTCGGCTGATAGTATGGGATCTTCCTCGGTTTGACTCTGTGGTTGACGATAGGCTGTCCCATTTGGTCGAATTCGCCGGTCGGTTCTTCCCATGTATCATTTGGGGGAATCACGGTCCCATCGAACAGGGTCAGAGGAGCTTCCAGTTCCTCATACTCGTTGTCCTGCTCCTCAAATTCCGTGCCACCGCAATTGGGACAAACGTGCGGTTGTTTATCGCCGCCGAACAAATGTTCGTTTTCGGCTTGGTCAGGGTCATCGAGATTCCTCGGATAGTCACGAATCGGTTCAGGCGTTCCGCATTCCACGCACTTGCGAATACGCCGTGCCTGATAGTTGTTAAGGTCGCACAGCTCTACATCTCCTGCCCATGAGTACAGGCCGATGCCACCGCTGTCATTGCGGTAGTAGGCAAAGACCTGCGTCACAAGCTCATCGGACGGTCTGTCATCGCCTTTGTCTTCAGGGTAGTCTTCCGATTCACGGAACACATCCTTGCCGTATCTCTTGCGGATGTACTCCTTGGTCTGCGGTACTTCCACGAAGACATAGTCCATATCCTCAATGCCGGAGAAGACGCCGTCCTGCGGGATAATCATCCTCGGATGCAAATCGGAGACTACGATTTCGCCTGTGGTTGTATGCGTTCTCTGCGATTCGTCCCATTCGACAAGGAATCCCGCACCGCCCTGAATAGGGACCGTCCGTGCCAGTCTGTCATTCATCGGCTCAAACGGAAGCCTGTCAAGCTCGTTGCGGATCATATCCTCGATGATTTTGGCAAGTGGCTCGTCTTCCTTTCGCCTGGCGGTCACCTTCGGCTGCGGGATGGTCGAATTGACCTGCGCTTCGATGATCTCCGCTACGATATTGCGGACATGGGGAGTTGCTTTCTTTTCATCCTTGCAAGCGATCTGCGAAATCTTCTCGCTTCCTGCGTAGAGCTTCTCCCTAGCCGACATCTGCTTGAGGACATCATCGTACTTTGTCCTTGCCCTGCCGTGCAGTTCCTGCCAGTCTCTCAACTTATCGGTCATTGTTTCACCTCGCATGATTCACGATGAAGCCAATTGATAGTTTTCCATGCTACCATGAGTATACCTAATACCCCCTGTGACGGAGTATCATGATAAAATGCAAGTAAACCATCACAAATGCAGGGAAATGGGCATAAAAAGAGAGCATCCCAGTAATTTGGAATGCTCTTCTTTCTATATGGTGCTGATTACTCACCCATATCCTGTGCTATGAGGTCGAGGATATACTGATTCAGCGATTTGTTCCGTCCGGCAGCGTGATCCTTGATGCGTTGCTTCTGCCCTTTCGGTACTCTGACCTTGAATTCCTCGACCTTTTCCGACAGGTACTTGCCCACAGCACGTTTCTGTGCTTCAGACGCCATAGCATCATCTCCTTTCCCCCTTATCTTACCATACATTACATATATGTGTCCATAGACAAAATGCACAAATCTATGTGTACATATTTCGTGCATTCTGCGAATTGAAATCTATGTCCCCATATGTTACCATACAGTCAGAAAGCAAATCCACCTGCCGTTTGAAAGGAGAATAATGATGGCAACTGTAATGATTTATGATGTGATAATCCGCAGCATGGGCGGGACAGAGCGCAAACTGATTGAAGACATGGCACTGTCCGAAGCCGTTGAGTTCTGTGAGGAACATGGATGGCAATGGGACGATGGCGGATACATTTGGGATCTGTTCATCGACAAAAGACCCGTGCTTTACTAACAGCCGAAACCGCCACCGGCGGTCACTGGGAACTGCCCCACCCAGTCTGATGATGGCAGGGCAATGAAAGGAGAATTGCAATGAGAATTGAAATCTATATGCACGGCAAAAAT